TTACTACGTCCAGCAGAATTACCTAAAAAGTTATTATTAATTCCTGATGTATTACTACATCCAGCACGATTACCTGAAAAGTTATTATGACTTCCTGTTGTGTTACTAAGTCCAGCACGATTACCTAAAAAGTTATTATCTCCTCCTGTTGTGTTACTAAGTCCAGCAGAAGTGCCTACAAAGAAATTATTACTTCCAGATATAGCAACTGTATCAGGTCTTAATTTTAATGAAGTACCTGTTGATTCAAAGGTATATCCTCCAGATAGTATAAAACTTTTCGCTGTTAATGATCCAAATATTGTTTGAGATGTTGTAAAATTATTATTTTTAATTGGTAAAGCATACTGTCCACTTAATTGAGAAAATCCATTGATAGTTAATAAACTTCCAGAAAGATATGAAGTAAATGAACTTAAAGTACCCACTCTAGTTACACCGTTTTGTACTAAAGGTATTTGTTCTGATCCTTGATATGGTAAATTATTTAAAGGAAGTTGAGAAATTTTAACAGACATGTCTTTATTTATTTAGTTTTTGTATAAATACTCGAATATATGAAAAAAATAAAATTACTAAAGGGATTACTTCAAAAAGAAGAAAAAATATTAGATGCATTTGAAGATTTGCAAACTTTCTTAGATTCAACAGAAGACGAAGAATTATCCAGTATGGGAAATCAACTTCATGAATTATTGGTTGACTTTTTTCAAACCAACGATACATTGAATATATATGACATCCAAAAATTTGTCGAAGAAGAATACGAAGCGAACTAATGTTCTTATTTTGGGAGCTGGATATGTTGGAACAGAATTGTACACACATTCAGCCAAAGAAAATATCCATTACTTTTTAAAATCTAAAAAAGAGCTAGATTATGGAAATGAGGCTGCATTGTGTAAATTCATTTTAAACAATGGAATAACTCATGTTATAAATTGTGCTGGCTTTACAGGAAGACCAAACGTTGATGAAGGAGAACAAAAAAAGAAACTTTGTTGGAGGCTCAATGTCGAATTACCTCTTAAAATCAGTAATGTTTGTAAAACTTTGGGAATTGAGTATATTCATATTTCATCTGGATGTATTTACAGCGGTTATGAAAAAAAATTCACTGAAACTGATGACCCTAATTTTGGTTTGTTTGATACTTCGTCATTCTATTCCAAGTCCAAACACGCATTTGAGACATTAAATGATTATGGCTGTACGATTCGTGTAAGAATGCCGTTTAGTAATGGTTTACATGAAAGAAGTTACCTCACTAAAATTTTAAAATATGATAATTTAATTAATTATAAAAACTCCAAAACATATATTCCTGATTTATGTAATTTTATTGAATATATCGTTGAACATAATATCGCAACAAATACTATTGGAGTTATTAATTTTGTAAATCCTCAAGCTGAAGATGCTGTGTTTGTAACAGAGATTATGAAAGCTTATAATTTGGAAAACAAAAATTGGAAGTTCGTAGATATTAAGGATATCAATATAATTGCACCGAGATCAAATTGTGTGTTATCTATTGATAAGTTAAAAACTATGTTTCCTAATTTTTATATTCAAACTGAAAAATCAGCTATTAATCAAGCACTAACCAATACAAAATAATATGCGTGGCATTATTCTTGCAGGGGGACGAGGTTCCCGATTATATCCTTTAACACATACAATCAGCAAACAGCTATTGCCTGTTTACAATAAACCGATGATTTATTATCCTCTTCAGACGCTGAAGGATATGGGTATTAGAGAAATTCTAATTATTACAGCTGATGCACAACAATGTAGATTGTTTCAAAATCAACTTAAACACGGTGAAGCATATCAATTAAAAATTGAATACGCTATTCAAGAAAAACCAAGTGGATTACCTGAAGCATTTATCATAGGTGAAGATTTTATAGGAGATGATGATGTTACTTTAATTTTAGGAGATAATGTATTCATTAATAATTCAAAAATCGAAGCAATTCCAAATACTATCTATACATATAAAGTAAAAAACCCATCAGCTTACGGCGTTGCTGAAATTGATGACAATAATAAATTAATCAAAATTGTTGAAAAGCCAACAGAATATGTTAGCGATAACGCAGTTGTAGGTTTATATGTTTTCACTAATATTGCTATTGATCTTGCTAAAAAACTAACACCCTCTGAGAGAGGAGAACTGGAAATAGTTGATCTTATCAAAAAAATAGACGATGCTGAAGGTGTAAATGTGCAAGAATTTGAAGGATTTTGGTTTGATTGTGGAACTCATAATGATTTACTTGACTGTGCAAATTTAGTTGCTACTATTGAACATAGAACAAACAAAATTATAGGATTATCAGAATGAATTTATGGATTGAAAAATATCGACCACATACATTAGATGATATGTGCTTGTCAGATAACACACGAGCTTTTTTCTCATCTTTCACCAATGAAATACCACATTTCTTATTTACAGGAAATCCAGGTACTGGTAAAACAACAATATCTCGTATAATTGTACAAGATATATTAAAATGTGACTATTTGTATATAAATGCATCAGATGAAACTGGTATTGATAATATCAGAGTGAAAGTATCTGGATTTGTACAAACAAAAAGCTTTGATGGTGGTATTAAAGTAGTAGTGCTTGACGAAGCAGACGGACTTTCAAAAGAAGCTCAAAAATGTTTGCGTAACTTGATGGAAGATTATGCTAAAGTTGCTAGATTCATTTTAACAGCTAATTATCGTCACAAAATCATAGCTCCGTTGCAATCTAGGTGTCAAAGTGTTGATATCAGACCAACATTAAAAGGTGCAGTTAAAAGATGCTTATATATCTTACAAAATGAAAATATTGAAATACCAAAAGATCAAAATAAAGCATTGATTGATCTTGTTAAGAATTATTTTCCAGATCTTAGAAAATGCATCAACGAAATTCAAAAACATTCAACCAGTGGAATATTAAACATTGATGGAAAAACAGATTCTAATTCATTATGTTCTTATATATGGGCTGGTATCTTGAACAAATCGTCATTACAAACTAGAAAATATTTAATTGAGAATGATCATCTTTTTGATAATGATTATGATCAGTTATTATCTAACTTTTTAAATTTCATTTATGATTTAGAGATAGCTGAATTGCAAAAAAAACAGACTATCATACAAATTGCAGATAGTCTGTTTAGAAGTAGTAATGTTATAGATAAAGAAATCAATGCATTTGCATGTTTCTTATCTTTAGAGAATATAGTTTAAGCAGTTGCTTGAGCACCAGCTGGAAGTGGAGGTGGTTGTTGCGCTCCCGTTGATTTAGAACCTGTGGATTGCATTCCTTGTTTAAAGGCACTTCCAACACCACCAGTGAATCCTGTGTCTTGTGCTGATTGTTTTTGACCAGCGGGTTGACCTTTGGCTTGTTCAAGTCTGTTCATTATTTGGGCAAGTGACATATTAGTAACCTCTCCTCTTAAATTAATTAAACCTTTATTTTGAGCCGCTTGAACTAAATCAATCAAGTCCATAGCAGATTTTGAAGCATTTTCAATTGCTTGAGCTTGTTCTTTATCTGCTGCTGCTGTATTGTAAAGATTTCCAACATTTTGAGCAGCTTGACCAGCGGCTGCTTTTACACCAGAACCAACTTGTTGGGCCTTTTGAGCAACTGCTTGTCCAACAGTGTTTGCAACGCCTCTACCAGCGGCTGCGAGCCCTTTGCCAGCGGCTGAACCAACACCACCTATGCCAGAAGCGACTTGACCAATTTTTTGACCAAGTTTGCCGAAAAGCTCTTCGATAACTTGAGCTTCCTCAAGTGTCATATGAGGAAGTTTTTTCTGAATTTCAGCAATTGTCATATAAGGTGCTGATTCTTGAAAAAGTTGAGCTGTATATGCTTCAGCTAAAAGCATCTGATCTAATTTTGTTATTCTTGCCATATTATTATTTATGTGTTTAAGGTATTTTTTTTAAATAATCTAAAATTAAATCTTATGAAGCATATGCTACAACTTCGATATCCTTACCTCCTGGATTTCTTCCAAGATTTTCAAAGTTAAATGAAATCATACTGTTTTCAATTTCTGGTTCTTCATCAAATGGATCTCCACTTGTTGGTTTTCTTCTAAATGATAACATTTTTTGAGATTTATATCCCGGTTCGTGATGCGCTCTTGAAAAATCAACATCATTTGTTACAGCATCTAAATCAAAGCCAAGTTCATCTAATGCGCTTGTGAGTGCTCTCAATGCTTGTCCAGCAGTTTCAAAACGAGCATTTCCATCCAATCCATAGATTGTTAATTTATTTGTTATTTGATGTCTTTCTGAATCAGAAATTTTAGTTGGATTGCTGGCATTTTCATATAACATACCAAGCATTTCATTATCTTTCTTCAAAGTTGTGCTTTCTGGAAGTCTATATTCAGTTGGAGTAGCTTTTCCATTACCTTTATCAGTTCTTCTAGTGATATGGTTATTATCTATTTTTACAACTTCTGGTTTTATTGTAATTTTTTCTTTTCTTTTCCATTCATCAGGAACTGGATCTAAATTAATGTCATCTGATGGAATTTTATCAATCATATCAGAAGAAACAGTAACTTTGCCATAAATTCTGGTTCCACCTTGATCAGCTGCAATTGTTATTACATAATTATCTGATGTTTTGAATTGATTACCAGCACTGGCTCCAGATAATCTATCTCCAACTTGAACTACCTTGATATTCAATCCGCATGTTGCTAAACCATCAACGTCTTTCTTTAACTCAGTTGACATTGATTTATATGCATCGCATGATTTGTAGTTAGGTCTGAACTTAACACGATCACCAGTAAGATAATCGTGTCGTGCTACTACAGACTCAAAAATTGCATCAAATAATTTTCCCATGTAAATTATTTAGTTGAAATGATAAATAAAGTTATGAATTTTAACAAACTTTGTAAAGTAATACTAGAAGCTAAAGGTACTAGACCTGGACAAACATATAAAACCACTAAAGAAACCATAGCTCCTATGGGGTTTAGTAAAACTTCAGCTGGGTTTGGAGGAACTCAAGAAAAAAAAACACCTCTAGATCGTTGGGAATGGTCAAACGAAGTTACAGCAGATCCAGAAACTGGTGGAAAAAGCGGCGATGGTTTTCGTGCAATGAAGAGAATTTATAAAGTTTTAAACAATGCATTTCGTTTACTAGAAAACGATACCGATTTTAGTAAAAGATTATTATCTATGTCAAATGATATGGATAAGAAAAGAGAATCATATGGCAGAATTACATTACAAGATGAAAATGGAAAAGACAAAATATTCGATGAAGAAAATGTAATGAAAATATTTCCAGGAAATATTGCGAAATATGCTGGAGAAGAGGAAACAAGAAGAGCCAAAGCAGCTTATCTAGAAACAGTTAAGAAAAATACTGAAAGACCAACGGAAATTGCGGCTATAGATAAACAATTGGAGAAAATTGAAGCAGAACGTCGAGAATATGAAAATAAATTAAACATTGCTCAAGATATATACAATCAAGTGTTAGAAAGAACCAATGAAATTGAAGAAACCAACAAAATGTTGAATGATCAAAAGATGGAAGCATTTAGATATTATCTAAAGTCCACTGCTGAACAATTATTATTGGATAATGAACAACAACTTGCATCAGAAAATCAACTTCAAGATCTTTCTCAATTAAATTGGGAAGACACTCCAAAAGGAATGCAAGAAAAAATGAACATGTTGAGAGCTTTAGCTTCTGTAGATCCTACAATAAATCCAATTCTCGCATATTTGGATATTTATGATACTCGATATTCTCAAAGAGAATCAGAATTAAGAGATCAAGAATTGAATGCAAATGTTAATATAACCAAAGTTAGAGATTACAATTCTCTTCCTTTTGTTCAATTGGTTAATTTGTATAACAATATGAAGTATACTGAAAAGTTTGGATTTAAACCTCATAAATTAGCTCCTGTTTCAATGGATAGTGATGAAAAAACAGATAGTGCTTATGCAGAATTAAAACAAGTATTAGATTCAATCAATAACGAACAAACTTGGACAACTAAAGTTATTAAAAATCGTAAATATATCGAAGATTTGGTTGATATGTTGGCTTTAACTGATTCTCAAAAACAAAATATCAAAGGATATACCAGAACTATGTGGAGTGATGCTACTGGTAGAACAAAAATAAACACAGCGCAACTAATGCTTCAAGAACTCAACAAGTATAGAAAGCAACTATCAGAAAGTCATACATCTTCTTTTGATTCATTTGTATCTTCAATACTTGAATCTATGGAATTTGATCATGATGATTATGAAATTGATATAATTGAATTATTAGAAAAAAAAACAAGTAAATGCACTGGACCAACTAAAAAAGCTAGCAGCGATAGAAAAGGTAAAAAATGGACTAAATGCGCTCGTCAATCCGATGGCTCTTACAAAAGAATACATTGGGGACAAGCTGGGGTGAGAGTTGGCAGTGGTACATCTAAACGCGCTAAAAGTTTTAAGGCGAGACATGGCTGTTCCTCCGCAAAAGCAGGAACACCAAAAGCAATGGCATGTAAAGATTGGGCATAATATTAATTAATTTAAACATATGGATGAATTTAATGAATTATACGCTGTTCTTCTTGAAAAGTATACACCAAAAAAGAAGAAAAAAGTATCAAAGCTTAGATCAAAATGCCAAGCAAAGGCCAAAGCTAAGTACGATGTCTGGCCTAGTGCTTATTCAAGTGGTTACGTCCAGCGTTGTGTTAAAAGAAAAGGAAAAATAAACTAATGAATGAGAATGACAATACATTACGTTATAGTCAAATTGAAATATTAGAAAATTTACGTGATTGGTTTGCTCCTCATGTAGATAAGAAAGGTAAAAAATTCAGTGGGTGGATTAATTGTAAAACTGGAGGACCGTGTGGTAGAAGTAATACATCAAAGGGTTCTTATCCAGCATGTAGGGCTACTAAAGCTGAATGTAACAAAATAAAAGGAAAAATGTACAAAAAACGTAGTTCTAAACGTGTACAATGGAAAAAAACTAAAAAAAAATCTGAATAGCTACGCCGTATTAAATATACTCAATGGCAATTAAAATTAAATCTCTTGAAGCTAATTCATTAGACAAGATATCTTTAGATAATGGCTATTTATATAAAGATTTAGCTTTAGATTTAAATCCAGCATATTCTTACAATAGTCAACTCAATAAAAAAGAATTTTTAAAAGATGTACAAGCATCTTATGATATTGAAGCTATAAAAAATAGCATAACTAATGCATTTTTAACATCACCAGGGGATAAAATATTAAATCCCACCTATGGAATTGATTTAAGACGATTTTTGTTTGAACCAATGGATGATTTTACAACTGAAATTATCAAAGATGATATTGAAACTCAGTTGCCTGAAATGGAACCTAGAATAACAATAATTGACTTGTTTGTTGAGCCTAATGAGGAAGAAAATCAATACAATATAGAATTACAAATAGATGTCCCAAGTTTAGGAGTGACTGGATTAAGTATAAAATCCAGACTTAATACATCTGGATATACTATTATATAACTTTACCTATTAAATATTTTTTAAAATGAGTGATACAAAAACATTAGAATATAATTTACCAACAGACGCTTATATAAATTTTGATGCAGTGTCTTTAAAAAACTTTATCATTCAAAGATTGAATGAAAGTTCAAAGTTCACTGATCAAAATTATGAAGGAAGTAACTTATCATCACTGATTGATATTATCGCTTATACTACTCATGTTCTGATGTTTTATCTCAACCAAACAAGTTCAGAATCATTGTTTACACAATCATCGATTTATGAAAACATGAATCGTATTATAAAATTGGTTGGATATAACCCAACTGGTAAACAAACATCACAAGTTCCAATTAATTGCAATGCCGATTCAACATTACCAATTGGAAGTTATTATTTGAAAAAATATAGTTACTTTTTGGTAGATAATATTCAATATACTATATTAGATGACTTTTTCTTTGAAAAAGTAACATCAGCTAATGAAGATATAACAACTATAAATGATAATTTAATTTTATATCAAGGCAGTGTTGGTGAATATCCAGCATATACATCAGAAGGTCTTGAATTTGAAACTTTTCCAATTGTTGTTGATAATTTAGTCAATTTAAACGATGATAACTTTATAGCTGATGGCACTATTACTGTGTATGTTAAAGAGCAAGATACAGATAAATGGTTTGAATATTCAAAAGTTAATACTATATTTTTCTCAAGTGCTAATGAAAAAATATATGAATTGAGATTGAATGAAAACGGTCACTATGAAGTAAAGTTTGGAAACGGTACGTTTGGAAAAAAATTAGAACAAGGTGATGAAGTAAAAGTAATGTATTTACTGAGTGATGGTGATGCTGGCATCATTAGTAAAAATATAATAAATGGAAATAAGTTGTTTAACTATTCTTCTAGCACGTTTAATCAAATATATAATGACGTTTATAATCAAACATCAACTTTAATAAGTAAAGATAAAAGTTCATTATTGACATTTATCAATCCTTTAAATTCAACAGCTATAAGCGATGCTGAAAGTGTTGAAGATCTTAAAAAGAATGTACCATTTTTAATTTCATCTCAATATAGATTAGTGAGTGAACAAGATTATGAAATTTATTTAAAAAAGAGCATTCCAAACATTTTAAAATCTGTAAAAGTTGCGAATAATGAGAAATTTTTGGAAGAATATATACAATATTTTTATAAAATATGTGTAGATCCAAACAAAGTTACTAGAGTTTTATTAAACCAAGTTAACTTTGCTGATAGTTGCGATTTTAATAATGTTAATATATTCTGTGTTCCTGATTTTATTATAAATGTTGATGAATCTTATCCAACATATTTGCCAAACAGTTTTAAAAATCTAATCAGAGATTTAACAAATGACAAAAAAATGTTAAGTCATGAAATAATCCCAAGAGATCCAGTATATATGGCATTTGATATAGGATATTCATCAAAACCAGCGACTAAAGATGCTTATTATGATAGTAAAATAGTTATTACATTAGATAAAAACACAAGAATAAACAAACAAAACATAAAAGAAACAGTCAGAAATAAAATTGTAAATTTCTTCAAAGCTGAAAATAATCAACTTGGGGGTATTATGAATTTATCTACTTTAACAAGTGATATTTTAAACATTGAAGGTGTTAATTTAATACAAACAACAAATAGCAAAGACGGTGCAACGTTCAACGGATTATCATTTATATCTTGGAATCCAGTTTTTGAAGGTGTTGATTCTGAATTTGTAAATCAAAATACAACAATGCCATTTTTTAAGTTTCCTTATTTCTATAGACCGAACAACTTAATAAATAAAATTGAGATTATATAATTTAAAACATGGCATCTATTAATACATTCTGTCCACCAGCTACTATAGGAAGTTTAAATATAACTTCAACAGAAA